TCGTATCTGAGCCAGCAAACGCCAAAGTCGCGGATGCAATGGAAAGCGCATTGCGGCAAGAAGGCACAGCTGCGGAACCTGCGACAAGTCTGCCGGAAGATTCTCGAGGCGACAGACTCACAGACGCAGTCCACCGTAGTACGGGTGACTGACGCGACGAAGAACGAACCGATGCCTGAGTTCGGTAAACTGCATTTGATCCACGCTGGCCTCGACGCGAGCGACCAGACAGGCGAGAACTGGAACACTTGCATGAACTACCTGATGGACAAGTTCGACGATATGCAGGAGAAAAATTGAAGCGCTGGCTCCTAGCCATGAGTATGGCGTTGAACCAACTCGCCAATACAATCCTCGGTGGTGACCCAGACATGTCAGTGTCAGCACGCGCAGGTCTTGCGAGAGAACACGGTGCAAGAGGTGGCCGGATCGCCTGCCATCTGCTGGACTGGATAGATCCTCACGACGGCGACCGACCTATCGGCGATCATTGCACGATTGCAGTTCGTAACCACAAGGAGCAGCCATGAAACGGACCATCCTCGCCCTACTCACTGTGTTCATCCTCGCCCATGCGCCGTGGTACTTGCTAGCGCTTGGTGTGCAAACGCTGTGGATGAACCCCGGCCATACACAATTCTCGACAGAAGATGACGCCTACTGGGATGCGCTTCGACTCGAGGCTCGATTGATTGATCTGGGATGGGCCGTCAACTACAGTCATGATTTGAACTCCGGCGGCCAAGCCGCATATGGCTTGACTTCCCAGAGTGAACATACGGTCTGGATTGATCAGTCGATGCACTGGAACGCGCGCTTTGCTGTCCTCGCACATGAGGGCGGCCACATACTACAGCCAGGTTGGATGACGCGGGAGCAAGGAGAAATCTTTGCTGAGACGGTCTCGGCTCTCGTGAGCCGCGACGGTCTGCGAGAACATGCTCGTTATCTCTCGCGATACAAGCTCGACTTCATGTTGATCACCTTCATGGAATGGCGCCAGATCTATCGCGCTGCTGCTGTGCTGAGGGATTGATGCCGCGTCAACCGCAGGAATACATCGCCATCCACAAGGCGGCAGATTACTACGAGCCACTGTTCCGGGCGCGGTTGAAGCGCGCGATGAAGTCGCTCCGTGCGTCTGTCAGCATTGGGGAACTTGCAGCAGCGATTAGTCAACGGCGCCCTGAGGTCATACCGGCGGCACGAATCAGGAAAGCGCTCGAGCCTGCAGCCAAAGTCGTGCGAGATGCAGTCAGACAAGGCGGCAAACTTGGCGCCCTGCAGGTGAATAAGCTTGGCTAAGAATCCGGTCATCGATTTTCGCTTCGACGACAAGGCTGCTGCTGCGCAGGCTGCGGCCGAACGTCAGGCCGCCCAGATGGTTGTCGAGATTACGAAAGAGACCGAGGCTAACATCCGCTCCTTGATCTCACAGGCGCTTCGCGAAGGTATTCCGCCTTACGAAGCTGCAGAGGCGATCCAGGACATGATCGGACTCACGTCTGCACAGGGTCAAGCTGCACTCAAGTATCGTCAGCAACTCGTGAAGAACGGCCTGACTCCTGAGCAGGTCAACGCGAAGACAGAGAAGTACGCTGACGAGCTCCTGACGTTGCGAGCCGAAACGATTGCCCGCAGTGAGATCATGGATGCGTTGAATACTGGGCAAGACGAAGCATGGAAGCAGGCGCAGGAGGAAGGCTTGCTCAGTGAGAACGCGACCAAAGTGTGGATCACAACGCCAGATGAATTGCTCTGCCCTATCTGCGAGCCTTTAGATGGACAGACTGTTCCCATCGGAGATGAGTTCCCTGACGGCGATCCTCCTGCTCACCCAAACTGCAGGTGTACTATAGGCATAGAACATCCATGACGAAGCGTGAGAGGCAACTCAGGCGGCGAAAGGCGCGACCTGGATTAACCCGTGAATACCGCAGACATCGCTCTGCTCATAATCGTCGTGAACACCCTGAACAATATCTCTGGCGCTACGCCAAAATGCGTGCTGAACGAGATGGGCTAGAATTTTCAATAGATGTTTCTAGTCTTGTGTTACCAACTCATTGCCCCGTGTTGGGGCTTGAACTGTTCATCACGGGAGAGGGCAGAACGGATCACTCACCGACTCTTGATCGTATCGACAACAAACGCGGCTATATTCCGGGAAATGTCGTTGTGGTTAGTTGGAGGGCTAACCGACTCAAGAATGACGCAACGCTGGACGAGATACGCAAACTCGCTGCGTTCTACCTAGACCATCCTTCTGTGGTTGAGTAAGATGGAAATCTAAACAGAAAACCGCACGCATCGCCGACTAACCCTATAATTGGAGTTGAACAATTTATGCCTGCTCTAACACCCACAGTGGACAACCTCGATAAAGTTCCGGAGGCGGCGCGCCCCTTCTATGAACAACGCGATGGCAAGTACCACGTCATCCTCGATGCTCCGCCGGCCGGTTATGTCGCTGGCGCAGACCATGCCGCGGCCAATGCCAAGGTCGTCGAGTTCCGAGACAAGAACATCGCGCTGCTTCAGGAAGTCGAACCGCTGCGCGTGCTGAAAACCCAGTTCGCCGGGGTAGACCCGGAAAAGGCCAAGACCGCCATCTCGGAAGTCGAGGCCCTGAAAGCCAAAGGCGTGACCAAGCCGGATGACATCGCTGCACAGATTCAGGCTGCAGTGCAGGCTGCTGTGAAGCCTCTTCAAGAACAGCTCGCCACAGGCACTGCAGAAACTGCGGCTGAACGGAAACGCGGCGACGAGCTGACGCTTCGCAATGTCATCGGTGAGAAATTCACCAAGGCCGGTGGCCGACCTGATGCTGTGGAATTCATCATCGGTAAGGCACAGACCGCTTTCAAGGTCGAAGCCGGAACGGTCAAGGCGCTGCCCAATAAGTTCAGCGCCGAGAAGCCAGGTGAACCGCTGGGCATCGAGGAATGGATCATCGGTCTGGCGAAAGACAACGCCTTCGCCTTCGAGCCCTCGCAGGGAAGCGGTGCGGCCCCAGTGAAAGGCAGCGGAAGTGGCGCACGTCCAGGGCAGACAATACTGAAGGACCCGACGCCACAGCAACTCGGCGATCACTCGAAGGACATTCTCGCGGGGAAAGTTCGCGTAGAGTACAGCAAGTAAGAGCATCAAGGTGGCCCTGCCCGGTGGGCGGGGTCACTTGCTTCGGTGAAGCTGCTCAACCTTTTCGACACGACGCAATAGGGGGATTCGGCGCGGTGCGAAGAATCCCTGGCCCGCCTCGGTGAGGATGGCGCCCGACTCCGGTGGAGTTGCCCTGAAAACCCTTAACCTCGTTTTCAAGGAGATTCCAACATGGCCGGAGCACTCGTTACCACCAACATCCTCGGCACCGTTGTCGCCATGGGTCTTGCGACCTTGCGCGAACAACTTGCCCTGGTGCACATCGCCAACCGCGACTACGAGAATGAAATCACGGCGGCCAAGCGGTTCGCCACCGTCAACGTGTCCGTGCCGGCAGAAGTCGCCACGCGCACCGTTGCGCCAGACGTCGTTCCTCCGTCAGTGACCGCTGTCACTCCGACCTCCATCCCTGTCACGCTCTCGGAATGGAAAGAGGCACCGTTCGCCATGGACGACAAGGGTCTGTCCCAGGTCGACCGGGGCATTCTGCCCATGCAGGCGCGTGAGGCCGTCAAGGCGCTGGCCAACGGCATCGAGGACTTCCTCTGGTCGAAGACGACTGCGTTCTACGGGTTCGCTGGCGTCTCAGGCACCACGCCTTTCGCCACTGACCTGTCCGCGTATCTCGACGCGCGCAACGTCGCCAACAAACAGCTGATGGACATGGATCCCCGCTTCGTTGTTCTGAGCTCGGACGCAGAAGCCAACGCGCTCGGCCTGCGTGCGTTCCAGGATGCGTCGTTCCGCGGCGATACCGATGGCATCATCAACGGCCAGATTGGCCGCAAGCTCGGCGCACTGTGGGTTATGTCACAGCGGGTTCCGACCCATGTGGCTGGCACCTACACGACCGGCTACCTCGTGAACAACGGCGCCGGTTACCCCGTCGGGACCAAGACGATTACGGTCGACGGTGGTGCGCTTGGCACCCTCGTGCTGGGTGACATCATCTCCTTCACCGGTCATACGCGCACCTACTCGGTGGTCAGCACCGTCGGCGGTTCCACCATCACCTCGATCACGTTCGAGCCGGGTCTCGTTGTGGCCGTGGTTGACAACGAAGCGATCACGCAGCGTGACTCCTTCGTGAAGAACCTCCTCCTCCACCGGGACGCCATCGCGTTCGCCATGGCGCCACTGATGGATACGGTTCAGGTTCCTGGCGCAACGCTTCAGGCTGTGGCCATCGACGAAGTCTCAGGTCTGTCGTTGCGACTCGAAGTCAGCCGCCAGCACCGTCAGGTGCAGTGGTCCTACGATGCACTCTACGGTGCATCAGTCATCCGCGCCAACGCCGGCGTCTGGATCGCCGGGTAAGTGGGAGGAACACACGTCAGCGGATCCAATGTCGGGTCCGCTGACTCCCAGTGTTTCGATAGGAGTTTATCATGTCTGACCTCAGAAACTACCCCGAAGGTCGCGGCGCCTCTGTTGTGCGCTACATTCGAGACGTTGAAGTTGCATTCGGCGTCATCAAGACCTTCCGTCAGCGTTTCACCGTCGCGCAGTTGACCACGGCTGGTCTTGCGTTTACCTCGTGCCCGGCGCTGCCTGGCGTTCGGTGGCGCATGTGCGATCTGATCGCTGTCGCCATCGGAGGCGCCGTCACCACTTCAACCTCGATCAATGTCTCAGGCATCCTCGCAGGCGCAGCCTCAGAACTCGCAGTCATCGCTGCCGCCCGTCTGACGCGCTCGCTCATCAACCGCATGGGAACCCCGTTTGCCACGGCGGGCGCGGAATCCATCACGGCCCTGGCTGATGGCGCATCGTTTTTCCCGATGGATGCGAATCAACCGCTCATCGCCAAGTCTGTGGGCGGTACGCCGACGGTGGCGACTCACGTGGACTTCATCCTCGATTACGTGGCCGACCCGGCATAAGCACATGCCTGTCACTGCGCTCGATGTAACGCCTGGTTCTGCTACCGCCAACGCCTACGTGACGTTGGCGGTGGCCGACCAGTACCATCTTGATCGTCCACCGGCAGGGACGACGTGGGCTCTCGCCACCCCTGACGTGAAGACGGCAGCCATTCTGTGGGCGACGAAGCTCATGGATTCCATGTGGTTGTGGACAGGATATTCGACCGACGCGATCCAAGCCTTGCTGTGGCCGCGGCAGGGTATGGAGAAACGCAATGGCTGGGAGTATGTTCCGGATGACATCATTCCCACAGAGCTTCAAGA